GTTGACCATTCGATTAATGGTTCATATGCGATTAGAACTGTAGTTATTGATGCAGAAGATAAACTGAAGAATAGTCTTTCACTACAAGATAAGTATTCAGACTTCTTCTATAAGACACCGACGATTGCTGAGATTCGTTCTGCATTGAAAAGTGAATCCGTATCTAATGCGATTGGTAATACACTCGTATCAGATAATTTGTTAAATCCTGATTATAAGAGTAAGACTCCTCCTGCCATCGGTAGAACTGCAAAGAAATCCGCATCATCTAGATTTGGATATCAACCGATTGGTAATGCGCTTGAGAGTAGAGGTAAGAGATTTAGACCATGATTATATTAGCTGACCCAGTATACAACCCAGAGAATCAGACAACAATTAACTCCGCTACCAAGTTGGGGCCTGGCATTACTATCGCTAAATTCCTTGGTGCGTATGGTGACAGAACACCATTCAATCATATNGAGAGTCTATCGACACGTAAGAGAATTGCACGTAATCTNTATCCTCACGCAGAGGCGATGAAGATGATTAATGAAAGTCCTTTATTTGAAGACATTCGTCTTATCATCTCAGAAGGTNTCTTTCAACCCAAGAACTTTATTTGGACAGGCGGAGTGATTGATGAGAAACGTTTTGGTCGGTTAGTCTATTATCAAGTAATCGATAAAGAAGGTAATATTGATTTTGAGAAGACGTTTGATATCGCCGAATACTGGAAAGACTATATTGAGTTTGATACATTGTATCTGGATTATGATTCATATAATCCAGATGGAAGTCTTACCGCACAGATTGGGTTGAAGTTTCCTGAGATACCATCAACCTTTGATGTCACAATGAAAAATAATATTGAAACTTGGTATAATAATAACCTTATGAGTAAAAATGAACTAGTAGAAATTCGAGAAACCGAGTAAAAAGTATATAAATAGAATCATGGCAAGAAGAGCATTCGCACAAGAAGATACTAATATCCAGACTGCATCGGTAACGACCAGTCGGAATAAACAGTATACTGATATCGACCTGACATTTCAGGCGAAACCGTCTAGTGGAGAAATCTATAAAAAGACGGACGCAGCTGCTGTGAAACAGGCAATCAAAACTCTTATTCTGAGTAACACATTAGAAAAACCTTTTAGACCCAACTTTGGTGGAAATATAAGAGGTCAATTATTTGAGTTAGCTGATAAGGGAAGAGACGCTATTATTCGTAATAGAATTATCAAGAGTGTTCAGTTCTATGAACCCAGAGCGGAGGTTATTGATTTGGTAGTGAATACACAACCAGACCGAAATAGCCTTACAGTAACATTAAGATTCAAGGTAGTGAATACGGAAGAAGAAGTTGAATTCTCTACAACACTTTCAAGGTTAAGATAAAATGGCAACAACAATTAAATCAACCTCATTAGATTTTGATGCAATCAAAAACAATCTGAAAACTTTCCTTGAACAGAGTGGAGAGTTCAATGATTATAACTTTGAGGCATCAGGTCTCTCTAGTATCCTAGATGTTCTTGCATATAACACTCATTACAATGGTTTGATTGCAAACTTTGCGTTGAATGAGTCATTCCTCGGAACTGCACAACTTCGTGGTTCAGTTATCTCTCTCGCAGAGGGCATTGGTTATGTTCCAGATTCTAAAACCTCATCGCAAGCTATTGTAAAACTGTCTATGAATTTATCTGGTATCCCTGATAGAGAAAATAAAATTAGTATTGATGATGGATTCAAGTTCAACGCAACGGTTGATGATACTCAGTATGTGTTTCAGACCCTAGAAGACTTGAGCGCAACTGATGATGGTAATGGTATATACAACTTTACTGATGTATCGGGTGAACAGAACATTACGATATATGAGGGAACATCTAGAAGAAAAACCTTTCTTGCATTGTCAGCAACAGACAATCCTAATTATATCATTCCAGACCCAAATATTGATATTGACACAGTGGTTGTTCGTGTATATGAAAATTCTTCTTCAAGTAACTTTACAACATACACCAATATTCTCAAGGCGACGACGATTTCTCAGAACTCTACACTATTTATTCTAAAGGAAGCCCCGAACGGTTATTTTGAATTATCGTTTGGTAATGGAAAAACTTTAGGTGTAGCGCCGTCAGCGGGTAATAAAATTACTATTGATTATCTGTCAGTATCAGGTGATGCATCAGATACTGCAAAAATATTCTCTCCACAAAATCAAGTGACTGTTGGGGGTGAACAATACAATGTTACAGTATCAACAGTATCAAACGCTGTTGGTGGTGGTGATAAAGAAACTATTGACTCTATTCGTAAGAATGCACCTTTTCAGTATGCATCACAAAATAGAATGGTAACTGCTGTAGATTATTCTACACTTGTTCTGCGTAACTTTTCCACACTTATCAAAGATATCCAATCTTATGGTGGGGAAGATGCTCTTGAACCAGAATTTGGAACGGTATTCCTATCAATACTATTCAATGATAATGTAGGTGCAGAAAGAATCCAATCAACCAAAGATGAAATTCAAGACCTCGCTAAACAATTATCAGTAGCTTCTTTCAATCTAAAGTTTGATGACCCAGTGAAAACATTTATTGAAACACAGGTATTCTTCCAATTCAATGCTAATTTAACAACACTATCTCGTAATACAATTCAGGATAATGTAAATACTGTTATTGATAATTACTTCACAACCAATACGGGTAAATTTAGTCAGTCTTTCAGACGTTCGAATCTCTTGACATTGATTGATAATGTGAGTCCTGCGATTCTCTCATCTCGTGCGTCCATTAAGATTCAGAGAAGATTTGNACCAACACTCAATACTATTCAAGACCACACACTCAGATATGCGGCTGGGATTGCAGAACCAGATGATGTAAATTATGTGATTACATCATCTGCTTTCACTCTTAACAATAAGACCTGTATCCTGAGAAATAAACTAAACTCTAATAAATTAGAGGTATTCAACCAAGATGATAATATAATCGTCATTGATAATGTTGGTAGTTTTGATGGTGATACGGTAAGAATTGTTGGATTGCAAATAGATAGTTTCGTTGGTGCAAATCAGTTTATCAAAGTCAGTGCAACTCCTTCAAACCAAAGTGTGGTCACACCGTTTAGACAAGACATTGTTGAACGAGATGTCAACAACTCATTCTCTCGTATCGTTGATGTAGAGCCTGGGGTGACGAACTAATGTCTCACAAGTCAGATGATACACTGAAGGATTTGAATCGCAGAGAGATTGCGTTTCCTGAACATCATATTGATAATGTTCTCCCCGAATTCTTCAAGACAGAATATCCTAAACTTATTTCGTTACTACAAGAGTATTATCATTTTGAGGATACTGACGAAGCGCCATCTCGTTTTATACATGACTTATTCTATTCTCGTGACATTACACAAACAGATTTAGAACTATTATCTTATATTGAAGATGAGTTGTTGTTGGGTCAATCATACTTTGAGGGGTTCTCTGATAAGAGAGCTGCGGCAAAGTATTCGTCTACCCTATATCGTTCAAAAGGGACAAAGTATTCTATTCAACAGTTCTTTAGAACCTTCTTTGATGTTGACCCTGATGTCATTTATACAAAAGAAAATGTGTTCAAGGTTGGTGAAGGAGATTCGCAGATTGGATTTAACTCGCAGAAATTTATTACAGACAATAGACTCTATCAGACCTTTGCTATTCTAGTTAAGTCGGATATTGAGTTTAATAAGTGGAGAGAACCATATAAACTCTTCACACACCCAGCGGGTATGTTTATTGGTTCGGAAGTTCAGATTGTATCACAAGTAACGGATACACTCACTGCTCCAACGGTTATTCCTGCTGACCCACCCGCTATTGTTATTGAAGCGGCCGCATCATTTGGTCAGTTAGCATCAACAGATTTGACCGCACTTGTAGACGATATATATGTAGATTCGGATGGTGTCTTGAGTAGAATTAACGCAACACTTGCTTCTATCGAAGATTTCTCGATTGAAACAATTGAAACTATTAACAATCAATATTCATCTCTGCGTGAAGCGCAAATTGCGTCTTCACCAACATTCGATGATTCCGATGAAGTTGGAACGAATGGTATGGACATGTCAAACAACTTGTTCTTCGAAACTATCGACCAAGACAAACACCAATTCTGGAGTGCTGACTCAGACCAGTACATAAAAAGTTTCACTCTTTAGTCAATAATGATTATAAATAGATAAAACAATACGGATTATAAAATGGCAAGACAAACATTAAATAGAGGTACTGTAGCGAACGATGGAACGGGCGATACCCTTCGCGTTGCCGCACAGAAGATTAATGAGAACTTTGAAGAACTCTACCTTACAATTGGTGGGGACTCTGCGACATCAACCGTAACTCTTACGGACGCTGGTGTTGTATTTGAGGGTCAGGTCAGTGACGACTTTGAAACAACTCTATGTGCAGTAGAACCTACTGCTGACCACACAGTATATGTTCCTAATGATGGTGGAACACTCATTCTTGATTCTTGTCAACAGACCTTGACCAATAAGACTATTTTGAGTCCTATTCTTACCACACCAACTATCAAGGATGCTGATTCTAGTCACTCATATAACCTTATTGTATCGAACCTTTCAGCCAACAGAAACATTACATTACCTCTTCTGACCAGTAATGATACATTCGTATTCGCAAATCATACACAGACACTCAATAACAAAACTATCAATGGATTGATTGTATCGAATCCAGAGTTTGGTGGTTTAAACAATGGTTCGCTTATTTTTGATAGTTCTGGTGGTGAGTATCTAAAGTTTGTTTCGACACCAAGTGCTGTTAATTTTGCAACGATTACAAACTCTGCGACAGGCACAGGCCCCACCATCGATGTTGATGGTGATGACACAAACATCAGTCTTAACCTATCATCAAAGGGAACGGGTGGGGTTACCATCAAGAATAAACTTGTTCTGGAAAAAGGAACAGATGTTGCAAGTTCTACTGCGGTAAACTTAACCGAACCTCTCACAGTATTCAACTCTGGTAGTTTGATTTCTCCAACTATCGGAGATGGCACTATTCAGGGCGAGACTAAATACTTCATCAACATCAATACTGGTGAAACAAGACTTACTCCATCAGGCGGCACATCAAACATATTTGGTGTTGATTCGGGCAGTGGATTTATCAGTTTCGGACAGGGAGATGGATGTCAACTTATATGGAACACGACACAAAGTAAATGGTTTGTCGTCTCACAAAACGGCATAACAACAGGATAATAAAATGGCGGTTGTAACAAATAGAATTAAGAAACAAGTTATTTCATCATTCGAGACGGATATTCTCGATTCTGATAATAATTATTTTGCAGTAATTGGTCGTTCCGAAGATTGGAATGATTCCGATGTTGCTCCTACTGTATTGAACAGCGCAAGGGAAGAAAGAAACTTCCGTCTTGGAGCACAATCTGCCAAAAGAATTATTGACCAAAGTTTTGTTGTTCCTCGTTACAACTGGTCATCTGGTGCAATCTATTCTCCATATGATGATGCACAAGTAGGTTATCCTGCACAGACTTACTATGTGATGAACGACAACAACCAAGTATATATTTGTATTCAACAATCAAAAGATGTTGCTGGTAACGCACAAGTGTCAACTGTTCAACCTTCAGGTAATACGACAGGCACACCATTTGATACCGCAGATGGTTATGTTTGGAAATTCCTGTATTCAATTGGTGCATTGGACGCGAATAAGTTTATTTCTGCCAACTTCATTCCAGTTAAATATGTTTCCTCAACAGACTCTGATTCTCCAGCTGCTGACATTGAACAACAAACTGTTCAAAACAATTCGGTTATCGGTCAAGTCATCGGTTATGCGGTAGACTCTGGTGGTGCTGGTTACTCATCTACTCCTACAATCACAGTTGTTGGTGACGGAACAAAAGCAAAAGCAAACGCAACCATCTCTGGTGGTTCGGTTGTAAAAGTTGAAATCATTGACAGTTCAGGTAGTTATACATTAGGTTCTGGTTACAATTTTGCTGATGTTGTTGCTTCGGGTGGTGGTTCACCAACCAAACCAGCTTCTATTAGGGCAATTCTATCAACTCCTCTTGGACTTGGTGGTGACCCAAGGGATGACCTTCGTTCAACCTCTATTATGTTCAATGCTAAACCATCAGGAATAGAGACAGGAGACTTTATCGTAGGTAATGACTTCCGTCAAGTTGGTCTGATGAAGAACCTTGAGTTGCCTGATAGTGACGCAAAGTTCACGGAATCTACAGGTATCGCATTGAAGAAACTGGTTCTGTCAAGTGTGACAACTGGGTTCACTGCGGACAACACAATTCAGGGTTCAACCTCTAATGTTAAAGCGCTGATTGATAAAGTTGACTCATCTAACATCTGGTATCACCAGACGGAAGTAACAGGATTTGGTAATTTTGATTCTGGTGAAAACATCACAGAGACTGATGGTAATGGCGCTGGTGTTCTGGATGCCTCGTTCGCTCCATATGTCAATCCTGAAGTTGATATTTTCTCTGGCGAAGTCCTATATATTGATAATCGTGCGTCAGTTACTCGCTCCGCCGAACAAACCGAAGATATTAAAATCGTAATTCAAATTTAAGGTTATACCGATGCCAAGAACGTTTACAGAAAATGTGTTTTCATCTAGCTACAAGGATGACTATAGAGATAGCGATAACTACTATCGCGTCCTATTCAATAGTGGTCGGGCGCTTCAAGCGAGAGAACTTACCCAACTACAAACCATTATCCAAGAAGAAATTGGACGATTTGGTCGTAACATCTTCAAGGATGGCGCATCTGTAAACCCAGGCGGGCCCACGATTAATACGGACTATGAATTTGTAAAACTCAATACTACTACTAATGCTCTTCCCTCTGATACATCTACGCTTATTGGAGTAGAGTTTACAGGGGCATCTTCTACCGTTAAAGCACGTGTCCTTCAAGTTGTTGCCGCTGAGGGTTCTGACCCAGCAACAATATATGTTCAATACACAAATACAACTGGTGGTGCGGTTGGAGAAAATCCTGTTCGTTTTGCTGCTGGTGAAAATTTGACGGGTGGTGGGGATACACTTACTGTTCAATCTACAAATACTGCCTCTAATCCTGCTATTGGACAAGGGTGTAAAATTTCAAACTCTGCGGGTGACTTCTTTGTTCGCGGTCACTTTGTATTTGTCGCGCCACAATCAATCTTACTATCCAAATATACAAGATATCCAACCAAAGTTGTTGGTTTCAAAGTAATCGAAGATATTGTTACGGTTACTGATACTAACACTCTCTATGATAACCAAGGTGCGACACCAAACCTATCTTCACCTGGCGCAGACCGTTATCGTATTACACTAACTCTGACTACTCAAGACCTCATT